CAGTTGCAGCAGTAGTAGTTTGTCCAACACTAGTAGTAGCCACATTTTTATTTAATTCTGTTTTATGCCACTCGTTTAATCCTTTTATATACAAAAATTTACTTCCTTCTTGATTCACTAGTACAGTATCACCAGTTGAACCTTCTGCATTATTAGGCACAGTGTTTCTTTCTGTACTTGGTGTTGCATACTGTTGTTGTGCTTCACGAAATCTTTTTAATTGTTCTATGCCTTTTAACATTATCTTCTCACTAGCTCTCTATATACTATTTGCATATCATTTATTTCAAATTCGTCATCTATTTCATTTGGTGTATTTCCTACACTAGTATGACCAGCTACAATTAAACTAAAACTTTTAATTCCTTGTATTGTAGTAATAGGAATTTTAGCTGTAGTAAAACTACTTGCTGCAGGTAACGGAATTAAATTTGTTATAGAACCATCTTTTCTCATTTGTAATTGCACATGTGAAGTATTAGGTTGTTTATAATTTATATATACAGTTTTTATATTCTTTTTTATATCTGGATTATCTAATGTTATTTCTTTTGTTTCTGCGAGTATCATATCATCACTTACATTAAAACCAAATGTATTGCTATCCCATTGCTTAGTCTTAACAGTGTTAGAGTTTTCTTCTAAAAATAACATTTTACCACTTCTTGTATAAACAATATTACTAATATCTAATAAATCAAATCCATGTGGTGCATACTGACACCAAGATTGAGATTTAATATCGTATTGTAAAATTTCATTTCTTGTGCTATTAAAAATAAAAATACATTTCTTATCTGGATTATATGCTATTGTAGAGTTTGGACTATAATGTAAGGACCTCCAGTTAGCTAGTCTTGGTTGTCCCGTTTCACTTAAATTAATATCTACAACTCTTTGCCCATCATATAAAAACACGGACGATTGATTAAACCAAGCTACAAAACCTTCACCTTTAACTACGTGATAATCTTTTTCACATCCTCTAAATTCATAGCTACCTTCTAAAAATTCTATATCTCTTGATATATTTACAATATATAACGTATTTCTTTTAAATTGTAATAACTGATTATTTAATGTTTCTAATGCTATAATTTCATCACCATCATTTATTTCTACATCTATAAAATTATTAGGTCTAAATGTGTCAAATTTGTTTACATCTGATTTTAACACAGTATCTCCCTTAACTACTCTATCTGTACCGTCATATAACGCTACATTGCCTATATAAGCTCTTCTATTAGCTATTGTAGAGGTTTTAAACGCAGACCCTTCTCTACCTACTGCTGATTGATTTAAGTTCAAATATGGCTCATTTTGAGATAAAGATAATAATTGTTTTGTATGCATATAATTTCCACCTGATGTACCAAATGTACTTAATGGATATAAATAATACTTATTTGTAGATGTAGTTATAGGCATTGTTTCGTATCGTTCATTACCACCAAATCGTAATCCTTTTTCAAAATCTATATCCATAAATAAATATTTTTGTTCTACAGAATCTATCTGCGTACCTACATCATTAAAATTAACTAATGCCCAATATACTTTTATTCCTGTTTGTCTAGGATTTGTAGGTATTCTTCCTGTTAATGCAACATTTAAAGGTCTTTTAAAAGATTGATTTGTTCCAAAAATATTTGGCTGCATTATATTGCCTATATATACAGGATAAGATTCTTGATTATCATATACATTAGATGCAAATAAAGCATATCCTATTTGCTGGTCGTTAGTATATACTGGAATATTAGAGTTGGTAGTGCCAACCCCTAAATCTTGTGCTGTTGTTAGTTTATTAAAAAAAGCATATAATGCAAATGTACCGTGGCCCCCAGATAAATCCATACCTGCATCTAAAGTTGTATTTAAATGTGCAGGAGTATCTAGGTTATCATCAGTAATATATCCATTATTATCGGTATCATTTAAGTTGGTTAAACTATGATTTAAAACTATTTCTGAAGTACCTAAACTAAAATCAGCACCATAATAATTTTCTGCATCGTAAGCATATCCATTGCCACTTAAATTACTTTTTAATGGCGCTATATATAAATCTGTTGCATGATATTCGCTATAATCATGTCCTATATCATTTGTACCACCAGATGTTGTAGCATTACCATTGCCCATATTGTATGTTTTATCTATGTATCCATACCATTTAGGAATATTATCTGTAGCAATAGTTGATGTTGCAGATAATCTTACTTGACCATCTATTACATAGGTGTTAATAGGGGAAGCAGTACTACCATAAGTACTACCAAATACATTTTCATCTGTATCGCCATCTGTTAAATTGTAAACATTTATAGTTCTAGAATTAGCAACATTAATTAAAAATAATTCATCTGAAGCCAATGCGTCAGAAACATTATCTTCAATATCCCTGTCTAATTTTAAATATGTAAAACCATTACCATAATTAAATGTACTATGAGTTTTAGAATATTCGTCAGGTATAGTATTTATTTTACCAAATAATTTTAATTTACCAGGTATTTCATTATCTAATCCATTTAATGTTTGAAATTCATTAATTTGTATATCTCTTGGATTAGTGTTGTTGTTTAGTCCTCCACTAAAATTATTTACGTTTATTGCTTTTTTTGGCATTGTTCGTTCTCTTTTTATTTAAATCTCTTTGTTTTCTAGTATCATTCAAAGAAGTTCCTGCCCAGGGTTTGCCAATAGAATTACTTGTTATTGGTTTTTCCATCTATTATCTCTCCCCAAACAGTAGTTTTACCATCTATAATTTCAACTACTTCTACTTTAAACTCTCCATTATCAAACCAATCAACAATGGCAAAAGCATGACCCCAATTATGCAATCTACCTTTTAACCATTTATTGTTTTTATGGTCCATCTTTTTTAGACAACCCATTGCCCAAGCACCAATGTTTCCATTTAACTTGGTCAATGTGTGTCTTTGTATATCATGAGTATGTCCATACATTACATTCTCACCATATGTTTCCAAGTGTTTTTTTGCATGGTATGTTGTTGCAAAAGCACCATGGAAGAACGCTAACTTACCTATCTCTATAGGGAGGTTGTGTTCTTTGTATTTGTATCCTCTTTCTTTGATTCTACATTTTTTTTCAAAAGTGTAATCGTTAAGATAAGGATACTTATTAGCAAAATTATCCAGCCAGAGGTCGTGGTTACCTTGGAGTAAATACTTTTCTTTACATCCCACTTCTTTAAGCACTTCATCCCACTCATCTAATCCTTCATTTACTAATCTTATATCTTCTTCTACTATTGGAAGTTGAAACTCTAAAGGTGGTAACTTCTTGTCTTTATATCGCCAAGCTGATACAGACTCCCACTCTCCAACATCCCCAAGGTTTACAAACACCGTTGGTTTTATTTTAAGTACTGCTTGTTTAACACATTCTATTGCAGCTCTATCCTCTAATGGATAATGCTGGTCTGGTATTACAATACCACGTTTTTTAAGTTTCAATGAAACCTCCTATTTTTTATCTAGAGCTTTTTTAACTTCAGCCCATAGTTTATCATCTAACTTGTTTGATGATTTAGATACTAAAAAATCACCAAGGTGTAAGATAATAGCTTTTAGTAATTTCTCTGTTCCTAAACTAGTTAGTAACTTTCCTACTATTGGTCCCATTATTTGTCCTCACAATCTTCTTTGCAAGCGTCTAGGCCTTTCATATATCCCTGATGCTCTACAATCATTTGTTTAACTTCTGCTAATCTTTCGTTAGCACCTTGCATCTCCTGTACAAGAGTGTTATGCTGCTCAACTAATGATTCCATTTTAGTCTCAGCTTCTTGTCTTAGGTCTACGTTTTTTTCTTTTGCCATTTTACAGGTCTCCTATTATGTTATTAATTATTTCTTTTTTATTTTTTTAATTTTACCGTTATGCGTTCTAGCAAATTTATGCGTCTTGGTTTCTCTTATTAAAGTACCTTTATAACGTTTGCCTCCCCATAACCAACTAACTGTTTTAGCCATACTATTTTTTCTTTCTTTTGTTAGTTTTCTTTTTACCTTTTTTAGGTGGTCTACCTCTTTTTGTACCGTATGTTCCTTTACCCATTGGCATAGTTTCCTCCTACCATTTTACTTTGTTAGCCCAATATGCTGCAGACATTTTGCCTTTAGCTATATTCTTAGCGTGTCTTGCTTTGAAACTTTTTCTTCTAGCGTTAGACCTTGCATCTTTCTTTTTTCCTGCTGTACTAACACCTTGTTGTCCAAATCTAATTGTTTTTATTTTATCTCCTACTTTAGCTACTACAATATGAGACTTTGTTTTATGACCAGGTGTACGTTTAGGTTTATTAAATCCTGATACACCAGCTCTAGCTAGTCTTGAATCTTTTTTTCTACTCATTACCCTTGTCCTCTACTACGTTTTTTATAATATTTTTTACTAGTTTTAGTTCCGTACTTGGTATTATTAGACATTCCTTGACGTGTTTTCTTCTTTCCATTGCTTTTTCTTGTAGCATTATTTCCGAATACTTTACGCATGATGCCTAATATACAACTTACTTAATCTCTTTCCTAATACTTTCTAAAATACTTTTTTCGTCTAATTTCATAGATACGCCTGCTTCAAATCTTTTTACTTCCGTACCATTCTTAAATATAATAATAGTAGGAACTACTTTTACTTTCCATTCTTTTTGAATGACAGCACCTATTTGCCTATTTGATAAATCAACTTCAGCAATATAACAGTCTTTTAATTTTTCAATAGCTAATCTGTTTTTATAGTTCCAACTAGCATTTACTTGTACTACTGCACAATTTTCTAGTTTTACTAATTGTATTTTTTCAAAACTATCTAAATTAACTGACTGTGTGTATAATGGCGATTGAAATAGTAATAATCCCAATAGCCATGCAATACCATAATAATAATTCATTTCTATACCTCATTATTTGTTATTCATATCTATTAATGTCTCAGTAATAGCTCTAGTATCTGTTTTTATATCGTCTACTTTTTCTTCAAGTTTTTCAACTTTACTTTCAGTATTGACAATACTATCACGAATCATCTGGTCTTTTAAATCATATTCCATACGTGACACTTCTGGTTCTGGTAATAATTTAGCTTCTTCAATATCTCCTTGAAGAGTAAACCACATACCAACAATCATACCAATAGATACAACTACACTTATAGCAGTTTCTATACTAAGACTAAATTTAGTATCTTTATTTACTTCCATTGTTATCTCCTATAATAAACCTAATAAAATTGCTACTACTACTCCAATGCCAGTAATACGTGCAATGTTTTGTTCATTTGTACGTACTCTACCATTTTGCTCTTTAACTAATTGTTTTATCTCTTTAATATCATGATAAATATCAATTACTTGAGCTTCTATAACAGCAACTCTTTCAGCCATTTGTTCTCTGTATTCACTAACTTTCATTTATTTCACTATGTATTAATACGTTACCTGCGTAAAAATTATTGTTTTTTGTTAATATTGTATATGTTTCTGTTTCTTTTGAACTTAATAAAAATGATTCAACCTTTCTTATTTTGTCCATAAATCTTATTTCATCACCTTTTTTTATTTCCTCAGCATCTAACCCATATAATTCTTTTGCTTTTACGGGGTCTAAACAAACCATAGTTCCATCTGATTTATATATAGGATGGTCTCTAGTAATAGACAACCCTCTATTTAACGTTGATGTATTTCCATGTGTATATATTATATCTTCCATATCTTCAAAATAATAAACAATTAAATCACTATGCATTGGTTTTTCTATTTGCAATATTTCAACTTCTTCTATTGAATCAGTTTCAAAGTTGTAAGACATAACCATATCACCAACTTCTAATTCACTAATATGTTTGTAATAATCTTTACAATTAACTGGTACTGCTTCATGTACACAAAACCCACCAAAACTTGTAACGCTTGTTTGTAATGTCATTGTAGTATTAGTAACACTATTATTAGTAAATGTTATATCTCTCATAGCACTTTCTGTAACATCGGAGTGAGGTAAAAAACAAAACCTAGCATTACAAGTTACACTACTACCAGTAAAATCAATGCTACTATGTTGATTACCATTTAATGTTTTCATCTTACTATCAAATACAGTATTGCTGCTATTTACACCAGGGTCACTTGTACCTAATGCTACTCTAGGACTTCCTTTAG